TGTTTATTGTTCTGGAAAAGGCAATTGCTAAAGCAGCTCGTTCGACACTGTTTGAATTCAACGATCAATTCACACGTGCTCAGTTTGTCAACTTAGTTGAACCATACCTGCGTGATGTTCAAGGTCGCCGTGGTATTACTGACTACCGTGTTGTTTGTGACGAAACAAATAACACTGCTGAAGTAATTGACCGCAACGAATTTATTGGTGATATCTACATCAAACCTGCTCGTTCTATCAACTACATCCAATTGAATTTCGTAGCTGTAAGAACAGGTGTGAGATTTGAAGAGATTGTCGGACGCTTCTAAATAAGAGAATCAGGAGAAAAACATGGCATTTAATATCAACCAATTTAGATCACAAATGACAGGGGACGGTGCTCGTCCTAATCTGTTTGAAGTGTCTATGCCGTTCCCTGCGTTCTCTCAACCAGGAAACGCACAAACAAAACTAACATTCATGTGTAAGACAGCACAATTACCTGGCGCCACGCTAGGTGTTGTGCCTGTTCAATATTTTGGACGTGAACTGAAGTTTGTTGGTAACAGAACATTCACCGATTGGACAATTACTGTAATTAACGATGAAGATTTCGTTATTCGTAATGCGTTCGAAAGATGGATGGCAGGCATCAACAATCATGCATTAAACGTTCGTAACCCAGCTGCACTTGCACCTACAGGTTACACAGTTGATGCTGACGTTACACAGTATGGCAAACAAGGTAATACTCTAAAACAATATAAGTTTGTCGGTATGTTCCCAACAGACCTGACACCAATCGATGTGTCGTGGGATGCGAATGACCAAATCGAAGAATTTACAGTAACATTATCCTACCAGTGGTGGGAATCTGTAGATTCGGGTGTATATTAATAAAAGAAAGGCTTCGGCCTTTCTTTATTAACTTTTTAGGATGAATCGATGGCAATAAACTTATTTGGCTTTACTATAGGTAAAAAAGACGTAACTCAGGTTTCACCACCTGAGGAAAAGTCTTTTGCCTTACCGACCACCGCATTAGATGACGGTGCGGTTACTATTACCCAAAACGCCTATTACGGTACATATGTCGATTTAGAAGGTTCTGTTCGTAACGAACTAGAACTGATTACTCGTTACCGTGAAATGGCAAATCATCCAGAACTAGAATCTGCAATTGATGAAATTGTTAATGAAGCAATTACACATGAAGAGGATGGTTCGGTTGTTGATATCAATTTAGATAATCTAAAACAACCAGAAACAATTAAGAAAAAGATTATTGATGAGTTTAATAACATTCAAAAGATGTTAAACTTCAACAATCTTGCTGATGATCTTTTCAAACGTTGGTATATTGATGGTAGAATTTACTTTCAAGTTATCGTAAACGAAAAGAATCCAAAAGAAGGTATTCAAGAATTACGTTATATCGACCCACGTAAGATTCGTAAAGTACGTGAAGTTAATAAAGAACGTGACCCAAAAACTGGTGCCATGATTATCAAATCTATGGCAGAATACTATGTCTATAATGACAGAGGTACAACCACACAGACATTTACGGCAGGAACAAATCAAGGTATTCGTATTGCACCTGATTCTGTTATCAACGTAAACTCTGGTTTAATGGATGCAAAAAACACCTTTGTTATTTCATACCTACATAAAGCAATTAAAGCACTTAATCAGTTACGCATGATTGAAGATGCGGTTGTTATTTACCGCATTAGTCGTGCACCAGAACGCCGTGTTTTCTACATTGACGTTGGTAACTTACCAAAAGGTAAAGCAGAACAATATCTGCGTGACATTATGGTTCGTTATAAGAACAAAATGGTTTACGATGCCAATACTGGTGAACTCCGTGATGACCGTAAACATCTGTCAATGCTTGAAGATTTCTGGTTACCTCGCCGTGAAGGTGGTAAAGGTACTGAAATTACAACACTGCCTGCTGGTCAAAACTTAGGTCAGATTGAAGATGTGGAATACTTTAAGAAAAAACTGTTACAGTCTCTTAATGTTCCGTATTCAAGACTTGACCAACAATCAGGTGGCGGCGGTTTTGCTGCATTAGGTCGTTCAACAGAAATTACTAGAGATGAATTAAAGTTTGCCAAGTTTGTTATTAGACTTCGCAATAAGTTTTCTCAGATTTTTGATAATGCACTTAAAACACAACTTGCCCTAAAAGGTATTTGTACAGAAGAAGAGTGGGAAGAATTTAGAGAAGATATCTATTACGATTACCGTAAAGATAATAACTTTACTGAATTGCGTGAAGCAGAACTTTGGAGAGAAAGATTAACATCTCTTGGTATGGTTGATCCATATATTGGTAAATATTTCTCACAGACTTGGGCTAAGAAAACAATTCTTCGCATGTCTGATGAAGAAATTAAAGAGATGGATAAAGAAATGGACAAAGACGGTTCAACAGAAATGTTTGAACAACAGATGGCAGCACAACAAGGTGCACAAGCACCACAATCGCAAGAATCTGAAACCGTTGATAATACCTACGATAAAGATCCAAATGAATCTGAAACACCACAATTAGATTCTGAAGTTGAAAAGTTTTCATTAGGCATAAATAAGAAATAAATATATTAAAGGGGCAAAAACATGTCACAAGTAAGACAATTTATTGACCAAATTGCTGCAGGACATTCTGCTGATGCAAAAGAGTCATTAGAAAATATTCTTTCAGGTAAAGCATTTGAATCGCTTGATATGTACAAGAAAGAAATTGCATCGTCAATCTTTGGTGGTATCGAAGAAGCAAAAGAATGTGATACCGAAGAAGAAGATGACGAAGATGAAAAAGAAGATGATGATGAAAAAGAAGATGACAAAAAGGAATCTGAAAAGTAATGAAATCGTTAGACCAATTTAAGCAAGAACCAAAACAACTTACCGAAAACGAGAAGTCAGACTACTCGAAGTTTGATGTTTTGGTTCGTGCTGGTCTAGCAAACAGATCGCAACTGAATCGTATTCATCGTGTTTTGGATAAGATGAAAGAGGAAAGACCTGTTTTCAATAATGCCGATAGAGAAATTCTACAAGACTTGTTTAACAAGATGGCAGATATTATTACAGGTAATAAACAAATTTATCAAAAGACAAGACAAGTTGTACGTGAAGGTGTCATGGCAACAACAGATTATAAGTTATCACCGTCAGGTAGAAAAGTCAGAGCACACAGACTTAAGATTGGTGATACAAATCCTGACATGATGGATCAGGAAAATGATGATATTAAAGAAGCAACAGAAATTGGTGAGAATAAAGAACCACCATTTGTTTTGGTTCTAAAAAGAACTGCAATTCGTTTGTATCCAAACAACGTAAGAGTTGCAATCTATTACAATCAAAAACTAAACAAGTATTTTAGTCTTCCATATGGACCAGGTGTTATGGGTAGTCCAATTCAATCGGAAGAAGTAGAAACAACTGTTATAGAACAATTACAAACAATTGTTGAAAGTAGAAAACCAACAATAGTTGAGTTTGAAAACGGAGAAAAAATCTCTGTTGATCCATATACTGCACACACAATTGTAAAAGTTCATGAATCTATTAACGATGAAAACAAATTAAAACTTGAACAAATGATTTGTGAAAGTAAAGAAGAATTTAACAAGGTTGTTCATTTTGCATACAGTAAAGTAAAATGAGTTTTTTACAAAAAATTATTGAAGGTAAACTTGAAGAAGCAAAACAAGAATTGTTCAATCGACTAGATGAGATTGCGGCAAGACGTTTAGACGATTTAAAAGAACAGATTGATTTATCTGAGGCAGTACCAAAAAGAAATCCAAACATCATTAAGATGGGAAGAGTTCAAAAGATTCGCCGTAGAATTCGCAGAAATGCAAAAGGTAGAATTGTAGTACAAAAGAATCGCAGACGTTCTGGTGTAAAAGGTTATAGAATTGCAGGTAAAGGTAATGTAGTTAGAAGAATACCTGCTGTTGAAAGATTAAGAAAACAAAGATTATTAAAACGTTCATGGAAAACAACTAGAAGAGCAAAACTCCGTAGAACACTTCTGAAAAGAAAGTTGTCTATGAGAAGAAGAGCTTCATTGGGACTAAAATAAATGGCAAAAGAAATTAAAAATTCATTCCGTTCTTCATCAATCATTCATGTGATTGGTGCTGGAACCGAAACTGTTACACTTGCAGATTTGGCAAAAGATGATACAGAGACCGTTAACTCGGCACAAATCAAACGTGTTATGTGGTCGTCAAATGGCAGTGTAACAATTTCAAGAGATGCAACCAAAGTCGCTGAACTATTTGGTTCTGGTGACATGCGTTTCTCAGATTATGGTTATGCAATCGACCTAAATGCAACAGCAAATGTTATTGTTACTGTTGTTTCGGGTGGCACTGCAATTCTTGAAGTTACAAAAGACTCCGTTTTTAACCCAAGTCTGGATAATCTATAATGAAAC